TGGCGGCGGAGATAGCCATGACTACAGCGCGAATCCAGAAAGAGCGAGGTTGCCTTTGAGGCGTTCGTACTCCTGGCCGTACAAGCTGGCGGTCAGACCAGTGCCGAGGGGCTGGCCGGCCTGACTACCGACCTGAAGGCCGATCTGCATGACACGGGTGGAGAGGATGTGGGCCGCCAGATTGCTGACGGCCTCGGTGTGAACGGTGCCCCAGTTGGCCGCAGGGGTGGAACGGCCAGCCTCCGTGAGGGCGCTCTGGACTACGGGGAGCGAAAGCTCGCCGAACTCAGGGAAGCGGGTAAGGAACTCACTGGAGGTGGGGACAGCCATTAGCCGTTACCCTCTGTGATGGCAGAGATGCGCTTGCTGATGGCGTTGCGGATGCGGATCCGCTGCTCACCTGACTCCCAACGTTGGAGCTGGGCGACATCGAAGCTGTCCTCCACGAGACGGAGTGCCTGCGTGACAGGCATGTCTGCGATGGAGTCCACGTCAGCGGCTGCTGCAGGATCGGACACGAAGGCCTGATCCTCTTCGACGCGCAGGGCGCCGAGTTTCAGCATGTTCTTGACGACGTCGTAGTCCTTGATCTGCTCCCACACTTTCTCGGGGAAGCCGCGGTTGACACCGGACTTCACCTGGATGCTTTCCGGTTGTCCTGTGTGTTGGACAAAGGAGAAGCCAATCGTGCACTCGGGGTCCATTGGAGGACTTTCGAGTTCGGGGCGATAGACGAGGATCATGATCAGAAAGGTGAAAGAGCCAACAAAGCAAGCGCACAGCCTGGATCAGGCTTTCTCGAGCACGATGGCGCTCTTGGGGTAGTAGAGCGCGAGGCCGCCGATACGAGCGTGAGCGGCGACGGAGAACTCGAGCTCGGCGCGCACGGGCGGGAAGAACTCGAGGGGCTGCGGGATGTGCAGCTGCAGCTTGTCGGGGCTGCGGTCGTAGCAGATCACGCGGTCCTTGGACAGGACACCACCAGACTTGGAGGCTTCGAGCTCGTTGATGGGCTCGATTGCGGTGATCATCGGGTTGGTGCGCAGGAAGAACTCCATCACCGTGGTGTCGGAGGTGGTGCTGCGCGGGGTGGTGGAGATGATGCGGTACACGTTGTAGGGCACCAGCATCGTGTTGGGCATCTCCTTCATGTTGCTGTTCTGCACGATCCGCGTGGCGGGCTCGTTGAGCAGCTGCAGCATCTCGTCGGTGGTGATGTCCACGGTGTCGAACCAGTGGTCCGGCACCAGCTTGTCCACCTGGTTGTTGTTGAAGAAGCCCTTCATGCCGGAGGGGGCGTCGCCGAAGTAGGCGATCTCCTGCACTTTCTCCTCGTAGGCGCGGCGCACGGCGTTAGCGCGGCGCTGCTCCAGGTTCATGCCGGGCACCATGGAGGCGGCACGGGTTTCCTGGACGGTGTAGGCGAAGGAAGCACCGAGGCTGCGGACCGGGTGGGTCACTTCCTTGCGGAGGACGTCAGCACGGGGCAGGTCTTGGGCTTTGTCGCCAATGACCTTCATCGAGCCTTGCTTGTCGAAGACGCGATAGGTGAAGGAATCAGCGCCGTTACCGACCTCGGAGGAGACGGGGATGACGGTGCTGTACTTGATGTCGGCGTACTCAACCTCGAAGGCGCGAGCGAGGATGGACTCCAGCTCGCGAGCAAGAAAGAGGCCGACCGAGTCGTTACGGATGTCGGTGGTCATGGGATGGGGCTCCGGGATCAGGTGTCGGCGGTGAAGGTGATCCCCGGGATGTCAATCTCGAGGAGGACCAGGCCGGCGCCGCTGGTTTCAGACAGCCAGCGAGCCCCGCCAGTCATGGCGAAGGTCTTGTTGGCCACGGCGGTCTTGGTGAAGCGACCCACGAAAGCACCGGTGACGGTGGACGAGTGGTCGACGCCGAAGAAACGCACAGCATCACCGAGGGCGATGGCGGCGGTGCTGTAGACCCAGACGACGCCTTTGGAGACGACGTTCATGGTCTGGCCATTCGGGTAGCCCACGCGAAGGGAGCCATCACCGATGATGTTGGTGGGGTTGGGGGTGTAGGCAGAGCTGCCACCAACGCCCTCGAAGGTCAGACCGTCGACGGACAGACCCACGACACCGGTGCCACTGGTTGCCAGCAGCACAGCAAAGGGATCGTTGCTGGTGGGGTCGTTATCGATGGCGACCAGCGAGCCGAAGGGGATGGCAACGCCGGACTGGTTGTAGTAGCTGCGGGACACATAGGCCTGCAGGTCAGCGATCATGCCCTCGTGGCCCACGGTCAGCTCCAGGGGGTAGCTGCCTTGAGCGCCGGTCGGGTTGCTGACGACAGTAGGGGTGAAAGATACGGCCATTGGAAGGAACTCCTTACTTGGTAGCGGTGAGGGGACGTTTCCAAGCGTCAGTCACCTTGCTGCGATAGGCAGCGATGGGGCTGTCGGTGGAGCGGCCGGCACCTTTCAGCGCGTCACGCAGGGTGGCGGTGCTGTCGGCGCGATCGGAATCGGCGTCCTCTTTGGTTTCGCCGTCGGCATCCTCGGAGTCGTCGTCCTCGGGGTCGCCATCTTCGTCGCCTTCGGCGTCAGCACGGGCGGCGAGGATGCCTTCAACCACGCCCTGGATGTAGGCGGGTTCGGCGTCGTCGCGGGGTGCGGAGCCGGTGAGGTTCTCGAAAGCCTGTACGTACAGGGAGGCGTCGTCGATACCGTCGAACTTGAAGTCCTCGGTGAACGCGGGGGCGAGGCGTTGCAGGGTTGCGAGGCGCTCAGCGACGAGCTGGTCGAGCTCGGCGGTGTCGATGCGGGCGTCGCCGGAGGCAGCGAGCTGCTCCTCGAGTGCATCGGCACGACCTTCAGCGGCCTCTTTGTCGTAGGCCAGAGCGTCGAAGTCGGCCTGCAGAGTGTCGAGCTTGGTGGCAAGCTCGTCGCGCTCGGTGGTGAGTGCTTGCAGTTGGCGCCCCATGTCCCGGGAGTAGGACTGGACCGCGCTGGCTGCTTCTGCGGGCAGATCGATCTCCAGGCCGTCGAGTTTGACGGTTGCCATAACGGGAGATGCAGTTGAACTGGACTGGGGCGCCATTTCGTGCTCGGGGAAAGCGGCTACAGCATCAGCTGCATCCATTCGATCGAGCAAGAGTCGTACCTCCGGGCCAGCCCGGCCGCGGGGGACAATGGCGATGTGGTTCACCCGGATGTTGCGCTGGACGCCGGCGTACTCTTCGCCCTCGGGGGTGATTCCGGGGGTGGGGTCAAAGTCGACCTTGTAGCCGGCAGATACCTCGGTGGCATCCTTGCGCTTGATCTTCTCGATGGCATCGGCGTCGGTGACAACGAGTGCGACTTCGACAAAACCGTCGTTGTACCGAACTTGGCTACCGGAGTAGCCGACTTGGTACTGCTTGGTGTTGGCGGAGTCGAGAAGAACCGGTGGGTGACCCCACGTTGCGGGTTTCATGCCGAACGTGGAGAGGGAGTCCGGGTTACTGACCTCCTCAGGGGGTCGGTATTCGCGGACTTGGGAGCCATCAGACCGGCGGTAGAGCTGCGTACCCGAGCGGGCGGCGCGACACCAAACCCGGAGGTAGCCCTCGGGGGTGGTTTCGCTGCCCGTGATGGGAGCGAAGTCGTACCTGGACACTGATGTTTCCATGCTTAAGAGCTTACCGGTTCTTGTGCGTTTGCTTAGCTTTATGCACAGAGCGGTTACAGCACTTGGCGATTCATAGGCAGTTGACGTTGTGTCGGCGTATCAGGGCACTACGGGAATACCATAAGTTTACGCAGTTTGAAGTTGCAGAGAGGTTAGGCGTTAGCCAAGCTGCATATTCGCGGTTGGAGAAAGGAGAGATAGAGGTGTCAGTTATGAAGCTGATAGCTTTGAGCGAGATCTACGATGTTAGGTTGCAGGAATTAGTAAAAGATATCTAGACGATCTCGAACCACGCGAGGTCGAGGAATAGCTTGGCGGCGTTGTTGGTGGGAGTAGCGGCGATCAGTAGTACGTCGCTTACGCCAGCGAGGGTGCGACCGAGCTGGAAATTGAAGTCTGTAATGCTCCCGAGGTCTAGTGAAGAAGAGCTTGTGAGATAGCCTCCTGCGATCTCGGTACCACCGGTGAAGCTGGTGATTGTGGTGTTGTATTGGACGTTGTTATTGACGTGAGTGGACCAGGTGCCTCCTGTGATTGTGGGGTTAAGCAAAACATGGTACTGGACAATGTCTAGCTTGTTATTTGTCGTCTGTTCGACAGCCGCGTTTAAGTTGGATGGAACAACTACACTATCTAAACGGGTGCTGTTTAAGCGCAGCGCCAGTACGGGGTAGATCGTGCCGGCAGTGGCGAGTGTGACTGCGGTGGAGCCGGTGGCGATGTTGTAGCGGCGGCTGAAGCCTTCGTATCCGCCCTCGGAGGCGACGGTGTTGCAGATCTGCTTTGCGGTAGCTGAGGTCGCAATAGTTCCTGTGTTCTCGATCTCCTGGCGTAGGGGGAGGATCGCGGTGGTCATGTAGCTGGTGGTATTGATGTTGTCGCCGTGGAAGGTGTGAGCGATGACCATGCGGCCATCGACGATGAAGCCGCAGCGGACGTCGCCGACACCGAGCCACTCGATGTCGATCCAGAAGATCTGGGTTTTGGATAGGTCGAGAGTGCGGCCGGAAAGGCCGGTGCCATCGAATTTGTCGTTGTTCCAGTCGGCCTGGGCTATGCGGGTATTAACGACGCTGCCGGTGACGTAGCTGCGGCGAACGAGGTAGGTCGCGGTGCCATCGCTCTCGAGATAGATACCGTTCTGGGTGCCGAAGTAGCCGATGCGTTGGCGCAGGTTGGTTCGAGGCGCGGCGAAAGCAAAGGACGTCATCACCAGCATCGATTTACCGGGCTGGTAAGGGAAGACGCGTTTGGTTTCGCGGTAGACGTAAGCGCCGGATGTGGTGGGGACAGTGAGATTGATGCAGCTTTCGTTGGCGGCGTAGGTCTTGGAGCCGCCGCCATTTAGTGCTGTGTCCCATTTGTCGTTCTCTTGATAGCGATGCTGGCTATCGAAGATGGTGAAGGGCGAGCTTGTTCGGAGACGGCCGAAGGCGTCACCACTGGTGCCGGTGTTAGCGAGGACGGGTACGGGATACTCGACGTCGCCGCGGACGTACTCGAGCTCGTAGCGGTCGTTATTGACAATGCGTTGGCCCACGGGTAGATAGCGCTGTTGCTATCAGGCTAGGGGCGTTAGCTGCGGCGGCTGGTCTTGCCGGAGCAGCGCCACTTTGCCCGCGACAAGCACAGCGGGGTGTTGCGTTCAGCGCCGGCGCAGTTGTAGCCCTCGGATTTCATGTCGCCGAAGCTGCGGGCGCAGTAGCGGTCGCCTTTGTCGGTGCCCGGGGCGATGGTGTAGCCCTTGGCGCCGTAGCGGATGCGGTTCTTGCGACCCGTTTCGGGGTTG